ACAGTGAGTATCATAAGTCTTATTCTAGTATCAAATTCCCTGATAATACTAGGTTGATTAGTGGCGATAGAGTCATCTATACCGCAACTAATCCACTTTCTGGATTGGAGTCTGGAGAATCTTACTATGTTAAAGTAATCAGACCAAAAGAAGTTCGTCTCTACATTTCAAAGTCACAGTTAAGAGGTGATGAGTATAAAAGATTTGATGCAAATGAGGTCGCAGGTTCTCATGAGTTTGTATTAGATCGTCATGAAGATAAACTCTTATCTTCTAGAGAAATCCTCAGAAAGTTCCCATTAGGACAAGTTTTAACCGACAAAAAACCCGATAAGAGAAATATCGGTAATGTTGGTATGCTTATCGATGGTGTTGAAATTACTTCACCAGATTCTAGAGACAGCATTTATTATGGTCCTCTTGATTCTTTTGAAGTTCTCAATGGTGGTAGAGATTATAATGTTCAGTTCCCACCATCAATCAGTATTGTAAGTGGTGTTGGTAACACTGCATATGTCTCAGGTGTCTCAAAACAAGCATATGTTGAGCCAGTTATTGAAGGTAGTGTTAAAGAAGTTTTAGTTGACCCACAAGTATTTGATATTGTTGATTGTAAATCTGTCACTCTTACTGGCGGTAATGGTAATGGATGTGTACTCGAACCAATTGTAGGTAATAGATTTAGAGAAATTCAGTTTGATAGTCGCCCCCTTAACATAGGTGGTGGTGTTGATATTAATGAAGAAACAATTACATTCTTAGAACCACACTTCTTGAATAGTGGTGATACTATCATATACAACCAAAATGGTAATGAACCAATTGGAATTGGTATTTACGGAGATCCTACTAATTCAATTAGTAATTACTTTGTAAGTGGTGACAGATATGTTGTTGGATTTATCAACAGTACATCAATTCAACTTTACAGAACTGAAGCAGATGCTCCATTAACTGATAAGGATGGTAATATCACAAGACCTGGTATTAATACCATTGGTCTTTCTACCGCAACAGATGCTAGTGGTATCCATAAGTTCAGGACACTTTCTAGAGGAAATCTTCGTCAAGTTAAAGTTATTGATGGTGGTTCTGGATATAGCAATAGAAAACTTAGAGTTACACAATCTGGTATTTCTACAGAATACAATACATTCAGTTTCAAAAATCATGGATTTAAAACTGGAGAGATTGTTGATTACTCTGTAACTACCCTTGCGGGATTAACTACAACTAATGATCTTAGTGTATTTGGTCTGGATACTAATAAGCAATATTCTATTGATAAGGTAGATGATCATAGTTTCAGAGTTATTGATGTTGGTATTGGTAATACTGTAAAGGATAATCTGCTCAGAAATCATCACGTTGATATTACTGGTGTTGGAACAGATACCCTCAATCCAAATAGTGGATATCACTGTTTCCAGTATCCACCAATTAAGATTGTAGCAAACGTATCTTATGCCTCAACTGCTGAAGGTGAGTTTGTATTTACACCATTTGTTGCTGGTCCTATTGTTGACACCTATCTCTATGAACCAGGAACGGGATACGGAACCACAACCCTGAATCTCCACAAGAGACCACTGATTAATACTAAGGAAGGTAAGAACGCACAACTTGCTCCAGTTATTGTTAATGGAAAAATTACTGATGTTCAGGTTCTGAATAAGGGACAAGACTATGTTTCTCCACCAGCACTCATTGCTGAAGATTTGGGAAGTGATGGTACAGGTGCAATCTTAAGACCTGTTATTATTGATGGTAAACTTGATGATGTTGTTGTTATCAATCCTGGTATTGGATACAGTGCTTCTTCTACAAACATCTTTATTAAACAAAGAGAGTTTGGTGCTAAGTTCCAAGCAAACGTAAGAAATCTTGAAGTTAATGATGCTGAAAGGTTTGCAGAATATTCTAGAAGCAGATCAGGTAAGAAAATCTTCTCCAGCCTTACCAAAGATGATAAGAAGGATAAGTTAGTCTACGGTATCTACGGATATTCTCAGGATCTTGCATCCACATATGATGATAATGGTCAACAACACTCACCAATCATTGGATGGGCGTATGATGGAAATCCAATCTATGGTCCATATGGATTTGATAGCACAAGTACTGTAGGAACTCCTAGATTGATGAAATCTAGTTATGAGTTAAAACCATCTACTATTGAAGATAGACCAAACTTTGTTGATGGATTCTTTGTTGAAGATTTTGAATATACTGGAGTTGGTGATTTAGACAAGCATAATGGTAGATTCTGTAAGACTCCAGATTTTCCAGATGGTGTATATGCATACTTTGCAGGTGTAACTACAAGTCAAACATCACCTAACATTGAACCAGCATATCCATATTTTATTGGTGAGCATTATAAAGGAAATCTCATTACAGAGAACTTGGTCTTAGATCATTCATTTGATTTTAATAATGCAAATATTTCTAGAAACACATTCCCATATAATGTAAACCAGAAGTATGCTGACTATGATTTCCTCAATGAAGGATATGAATTCTTCAGACAGGAAAGTGAAGTTTTAGCAGTAACTCAAGGTGAAGTTAATCAAGTCAAAATTAATGATGGTGGTGTTGGATATAAAATTGGTGACAGAGTTGAATTTGACCTTGAAGGATCGGGAGGTGCTGGATTAAGAGCAGAAGTTTCTGAGATTGTTGGAACTGAAGTTTCATCTATCGATACAACATTAGACTTGTATGAAGATGTTGTTATGGTTTGGGACAATGGTTCCCAAGTTTCTGCATACAATCGTTCTGGATTTGATTTGAATCTGAATGATGTTGTTACTGTTGGAGGTCTTTCAACTTCTATTACTTCATTGGAAGGTTCTGTTAAGATTGGATTCAATACAGAGTCGGTTGCTCTTGCTGGAACCATGACTCAATATAATGCACAATCAAATGGTTTTGTTGAAGATATTTTCCTTTCAACCAAACTGAACACCGTATCTATTGGTAACAGTATTAGAGTTAACGGTGAGCACATGACCGTTCTCAATAACTTTAGAAATGGAGTTCTCAAAGTTAAGAGACATGGTTCTTCTGGTGTTGCACATACTCTTGGCAGTAGAATTGATTTACTGAATGACAGGGTTACGTTACCCGTTAGAACACAGAAATTTAGTTCTGAACGCCAAGATATTGTATATCTGAACACATCTGAAGCAGTTGGTTTGGGAACTACTGCAGGTGGTGCTGTTCAAAGAACATATAATGTTGGAGTTACTTCATACACAGTTTCAATTCCAACACAAACAATTCACATTCCTAATCATCCATTTAAGAATGGTCAGAAAGTTAGATTCAGTAAACCAGGTGGTCAAGGATTAAATTCACTGATTATAAGTTTTGATCAAACTACTACAGGAAATATTCTCGTTCCTGATGTAAACACTAATTTCTCAGATCTTTATGTAATTGATAAGGGTAGAGATTTTATTGGATTTGCTACTCAGGTTGGATTAACAACCTCTGGTAATGGTGTTTACTTCAGCACTGGAGTAACTGATAGTCATGAGTATAAGATTGAATCTCTCAAAGAACAAATTACTGGCGATGTCTCCAGAATCAAGACCCTTGTAAGTTGCGGTTCAACTCATGGTCTTGTTAGAGGAGATACTGTTAAGTTGACGGTTCAACCAAATACTGTTGTTGGTGTTGGAACAACTGCAGCGTTAACACTTGCATTTAATGAAATTGATAAGAAAATTCTTGTAAATCCAACTGGAATTGCATCTGCAGGAATCAATACATTTACAAACACCATTACTCTTGCAAATCATGGGTATAAGACAGGTGACAAACTGTATTATACAAGCGTCGAACCATTTGGTGGATTGACAGATTCTGAAAATTACTATGCAATTAGAGATGGTAAGGATGAGTTCCGCTTAGCGGAAACTCTTTATGATACCAACCCACTAACTGAAAAAGAAGTCAACATCGTTGGAACTGGTGATACAACTCATACATTTGCATTAATTAATCCACAAATTAATGTTGTTAGAAATAGCGATATTCAGTTCAACTTACAGAGTCCAACTCTTAATGGATATGAGCTAAAAATCTACAGAGAACCAGAATTCATCAATGAATATGTTTCTTCTTTTGATTCTAGAGATTTCAATGTTCAAAGTGTTGGAACTATTGGTCTTGGAACAGCATCTAATGCATCTCTGACAGTTAATTATTCTAAGAATGTTCCATCTAAACTTTATTATGCTTTAGAGAAAGGTGGTTATATCAGTACAGCAGATAAAGAAGTTACTTCTTTCAGTGAAATTAACTACGTTGACAGTGCTTATAATGGCACATATCAGATTTTTGATGAGACTTCAACTCAATTCTTTGTTTCACCATCTAAGTTGCCCAGTGTATTCAACTACACTTCAGATCAATGTGACAAATTAGAGTATAGAACCAAATCTTCATCAGGTGTCGGTGCTATTGGTAATGTTGAAGTTCTCTCCAAAGGATTTAGTTTTGATAAACTTCCCAAATTTAAAGAGGTTGTTGATGCAGTAACAGATAAGTCTCAGGGCAGAAATGCTAACCTGGTTGCAATATCAACTTCTATTGGAAGAATTAAGAAAACAAGATTCAAGGATATTGGATATGATTACTCTTCGGATAAAACTCTGAGACCTGAGGCATCTATACCTCCTGTTGTTGAGATTGATAATCTTGATACTGTTACTAGTGTAGACATTGAATTTGGTGGAGAAAACTATCTTGCACCACCAAAACTCATTCTCTGGAATGATGAAAGCAAGAAAATTATTGATAGAGAGACATTTATTGCATCTGCACCTAACGGTTCTATTTCTGAAGTTGAGCAGATTGCACCAATCCGTGGATTAGATTCTCAACCACATAGATTGATTCCAATCGATAACCAAAATGGTGTTGGTATTGTTTCAATGACAACCAGTCATTTTGGAATTGCAACATGTGTTCTTACAACTCCAATCTTAGGATTCAATCAAGTATTGTTTGAACAAGGAGATTATGTTTATGTTGAAAACATTGAGCACTCTATCCCATCAAATGGTCCACACTTAAGTGCAATTGGTATTGGAACAACTACCAATAAGAGTGAAGATAGTTATGTTGGTTCTGGATGGAACTCTGCAGATTATGACTTCAAATTCTTCAGGGTAAAAGAATTCAATAACACTAGCCCTGCAATTCTTACATTTGAACTTGTTGGCGAAGATGGTGTTGGACTGACAACCAATCCAGGTATTGCTAAGACATATCAATCTGGATATGGAACAATCGTCAATAAGAAGAACTTCCCAATTCTGAATATTGTTCAAGAAAGATCTAAGTTTGAAATCAATGAAGAATTATATGTTGATTCAAATAAGACAGGATTGTGGCAAGAAACTGATTTAAGAATTTCTCTTGTTAGAGATGATTATATCAAGGTAAAAGGAACATATAACCTTGTTCCATCTGCAACTAATAATTCTGGTATTGTAACAACTAGAATCAGAGGTAAAGTTAGTGGTTCGATTGCGGAAGTTGTATCTGTTGATCGTAAGAGATCTAAGATTGTAATTGATTATGCATCTAAACAGGATATTGGTTGGAGAGATGATGTTGGTAAGATTAGTCAAGATTATCAGGTTATACCTAACAATGATTATTACCAGAACCTTTCTTATTCTATTAAGAGTCCAATAACTTGGCAAGAGTTCTCTTCACCTGTAAACAGTATTGTTCACCCTGCAGGTATGAAGAACTTTGCCGACGTTGGCATTTCTTCTGCTGCTCAGGTTGGTGCTGGAGATACAATTTCCACTATTGGTATTGTAATCCTTGATGTTGTCGGTGAGAAGAGAGTTGATGTAATCAACAACTTCGACTTTGGATTGGATAATGACCCAAGACCAAGTGGAGTTAGTACTTTCTTACAATCTAATTCTCTGCAACTTGAAAACAGAAAACTTACAGACTATACGGAGTGTAGAACTAATAGAGTTCTAATTCATGATGATATCTCTGATAAGTTCTCCTCCAGAGGTTTCCAAGATGTCTTTAGTGAACTCGAAGAAGTTCAGGCACAAGATAATCACATCAGATACACTATTCAAATTGTTGATCCAGATACATCTGATATGCAAGTATCAGAAGTTATTCTTCAATCTAATGATACTAATACGTTCCTCTTTGAAAAGTATTCTACTTTCACAAATGAAAAACTTGGTGATTTCCGTGCAGATATTGATAGTGTTGGAAGAAAGACTCTTATCTTTGAACCAACCGATCCATATGAAAGAGACCATGATATCAAACTTCTGAGAAAGACCTATCTCTATCAAGATCTTCCCGCATCCGAAACAGGAATTGGTACTCAAACAGTTGGTCAGGTTGATTTAACAGGTTCTTTTGTTTCTGGTATCAATAGTATTGGTGTTGCCCCTGGAATTTCTACCAGTATTAAAACCCTTGCAAGCTTTGATTCTGCAAACTTTAATGGTGCATTTGCTTCAGTTGAAATTACTGATAGATTTGAAACAGAACCAGATCATTACATTGAAGCATATATTGACTTTGATGGAACTAATACTTTCCTTAGTGAGTATTACTTTGATACAACAACTCAAGCATATAGTGCAACTCAAACTGGAATCTTAACTGTTGCATATGATTCTAATGCTGGTATTGTTTCCTTGAGAGCAAGAAACGTTGCAATTACTTCTGAGGGTCCAGTATATGATGTTCGCTCCAATATTATTGGATTTGGTGCAACAACTGCAGGAATCGGAACTTATAGATTCCTTCTCAATAATCAACCACCTGGTGATGAAAGAAGTGCAAGAATTGAATCTACAGTTGGATTCGGTACAACAGCAGTTTCTCTTGGAACCTTTGATATTGACACTATTTCGTCTTCAAATTCAATTGTTCGTGTTGCTGCTGGCTCTACTTCATCTCTGCACCAAGTTGTTATCATGGCAAATGATAAGGACTTGTCGGTTACCGTAACACCAGGACCATATTCAGTAACTAATAATTCTGTTGGTATTGGAACATTTGGTGGAGTTGTCAACGGTAGAGAATTTACTTTGAACTTCTATCCAGATGCTGGATATACTGTTGAAGCACAAGCAATGAATGAGGTATTCTATAGAGTATCTGATTTTGATAATCAAGCATTGGATCTGAATTATGGTCCAATTAATAAGAGACTTCTTCTTACAGCATTTGATGGATTGAACGGTCTCAGAGCAAATAGAACTGCTTTTGAAATAACTCACAATAACTTCCCAATCTACAACAAGTCATTTGATCCTACCGATACCACAAAACTGGATTATGAAACTGGATTGTTCACTTTCCCAAATCACTTCTTCAATACAGGTGAGGAACTTAGATACATTCCAAAATCAACCTTTATCAGTGTTGGTCAAACCGCAATGGGTATTGGAGCAACTGAAAGTTATGCAGGTATTGTTACCACAAAACTTCCTGATATTGTTTTCCCAATCGCTCTTACTCCAGACACATTTAAACTTGCAACCAAGGAAGAGTATGCAAGGGCAGGTATCTTTGTAACATTTACAGATGCTGGTCTTGGAAATGCTCACGAATTAGAGTTTACCAAGAAACTTACTAAGACTGTTATCGGTCTTGATGGTATTGTTCAGCAACCAATCACCTTCACACCTGTGAAGCATGACCTTGAAAATAATGGTGGCGGTATCAATGCTGGTATCTCAACTTTCAACCTTAGTGGCATTTCTTCGGTTCAACCAAGAGATATTCTCAAGATTGATGATGAATACATGAAGGTCATTGAAGTTGGATTCAGTACTAATGCTAATGGTCAAATTCTTGGACCAATCAATGGTATTATCGCTGCTGGTGCTGCTGCAACTCATCCAACAGTTTCTGTTCAAAGGGGTATTGTTGGAACTGCAGCAACAGACCACACTGATGGTTCTAATGTTCAGATTCACAGAGGTTCAATCAATATTGTTAAGAACACTCTGCACTTTGTTGATCCACCAAAAGGTAATACAAGAGCAAGAAGAGATGAAGGAAATCTTCCTTATGTAAGAGCACAGTTCTCTGGTAGAACTTTCTTGAGATCTAATTACAGCACCAACATGCTGTTTGATGATATCTCCGACCAATTCACTGGAATTGGTAAGACATACACCAATACAATCCTCGGAGTTAATACTACAGGTATTGACGAAGGAAATGGTATTCTCTTCATTAACGGGGTATTCCAAACACCAACAACAGAAAATAACGCTGGTAACAATTACTTCTTTGAAAATGATGCCAATGCTGGTATTTCTAGTGTTGTATTCACAGGAATTACTTCAACTGATGGTTCATTCATTCAATCTGAATTTGATATCAACCAAAATCAGATTCCTAGAGGTGGTTTGGTTGTTTCTCTCGGTTCTACACCAGGTCTTGGTTATGCACCTCTTGTTGGTGCAAAAGCAATCGCTAAGAAGAATTCCTCTGGTACTCTTACTGAAATCGTTGGTATCAACACCTATGTGAACCCTGTTGCAGTTTCTACAGCACAGTACGATAGATTCTCTGGAATCCTTGAGGTTACAACACAAGGGCGTCATAGTTTAAGATCTGGAGACAGAGTTTTCCTTGCAGGATTGGGATTCACATGTGACCTCGCTCCATCAACTCCTAAGACCTATCCAGATAAAGATCGTTCCTACGATATTTTCAATATTGTTGATGCAGAAACACTGAATGTTCGTATCGGACCTAGCACACTTGAGCATCACTATGTAAGTGGTGGTGAAATCTTTGAGCACTTCAGTTTGAATATTGGTTCTGGATATAGAGGACCTGTATCAATTGGAGTTACAGATATTGCATATGAGCATAGATTTGTAAGATCTGGTATTGGTAGTATCATTGCAAGTTCTGGTGGTCCATTTACTGCAACAGGAGCAGATTATACTTCATTCAGTGGAAAACTTGTTATTACAATTCCAAATCATGGATTGACCACAAGTGACACCATCCTCATCAAGGATGATGGACTGGTATTCCAGTGTTCTGATGATGGATTCTTCACGGATCAATCTTATCCTCGCTCAACTGACCCAGCATCTGGTCAAAACCTTGCAATCGCTTCAGTATCTACTAACACAATCACCGTGAATGTTGGTCCTGGTGGTGGTGCAGGATATGGTGCAAACGTTACTGCAACAGTTGGTGCAGGCGGAACTCTTGGATTCAATCTTGTAAGTGGTGGAACTGGATATGTTAATCCAAAACTTATCATTCCAGAACCAAATTATGAGAATATGCCAGTTGTTGGTGTATCTCGCCTTGGAACTGGTTCTACTACTGAAACTGGAAAAAATCTTCTTCTCAATCTTACTATTGCACAAACTACTGAGAAAGAAACTGGTGATAGGTTCTTTGATGCAGCAAATCTGATTGAAGACAATGCGGCATTTATTGCTGACATTGCTTACGGCAGAATGTTGGCACAATTCCCATCATATACACCTCCCGCAGGAACAAGTGGAAGAGATTGTAAGGATGATATTGTTGATGTTCTTGAATCTATTGCATATAACACCAAGTTTGGTGGAAATGACCTTACAGTTGATGCCGCTAATCTCTATATTACTGGAGCACACGTAGCAGGCGAAGAAGCAGAAACCATCTATGCCTTTGAACAGGCAAGAGACATGGCAATCCAAGCAATGCGTAATGAATCCATTACTGTTGGTGGATATTCAACTCTTACTCAAGTATTTGATAGAACAATTACGGATGACATTATTGAGTATACACCAACTAATGCAACTTATACTGCATCGAATGGTAACTTCGTAGTTACAATCGCTAACCACGGATTCCAAATTGGTGATCAAGTAAGATTTAAGGATAATTCCTTTACCTTCACTTGCTCTAAAGATGGTAATTTAACCAATCACACATATCCACGTTCAACTGACCCAGCAAGTGGCAATTTCCTTACCATTGACAACGTAACTACAAATACTTTCAGAGTTAACGTTGGTGCATCTCCTTCAGGTCAGCAATATACTCACACATTCGTATCTGCAATAACCAACGCAGTAGAGTACAGATTGTCCTCCACTACAACTCCGGCACAATGTGCAAACGTTGCATCTGCAATCCATACACTCGCTGGTATTGTAACCTTCGCAGTTGGTCAATCGACAATCCCAACCAGAACCCCAGCACCTGGCGCTCAGTTCAATGTTTCTGACTTCAAGATTGCTAGAAATGGTTATGGATTCAAACCTGGTGATGTTGTTAAGGTTGTTGGATTAGTTACTGCTAAGGACTATACACAACCAATTGAAGACTTCAAGGTAGAAATCACTCAAACTTTCAACGATTTCTACTCCGCTTGGTCCTTTGGACAGATGGATTACATTGATAATGTAAAGGGTTATCAAGATGGAAGTAGAAAGAGATTCCCACTCTTCTACAATGGCGAACTATTGAGTTTTGAGATTGATCTTGCTAACAATCTTTCTTCAGCAATCAATCTTGATTCTGTTCTTCTGATATTCATCAATGGTGTTCTTCAAACCCCAGGTTATGCATATCAGTTTACTGGAGGAACTTCAGTTATTTTCACTGAGGCACCAAGAGTAAATGATGATGTTGATATCTTCTTCTACGTTGGTCAGAAGGGTGTTGACGTTGGAATCACTACTGTAACAGAAACCTTAAAGGTTGGTGATGATGTATTTGTAAGATCAAATCCATTAGTTCCAGGAACAGCAAATCAACTTACAAAGAGAACAATTGCTGAAATTACTGGTTCTGATATTCTGGAAACCTCTACTTATACTGGACCAGGAATCAGTCAGGAAATCTTTAAACCATTTGAATGGGCAAAACAGAAGAGAGATAAGTTCATCAAGGGAGATGTTGTTTACAAGACAAGAGATTCTATTGAACCTAAGATCTTCCCAACTGCAAAAGTTATTGGTGATATTACTCCAGAATCCACGGAAATTTTCGTTGATAATGCACAATTCTTTGATTATGATGAAGTTATATATGACTTGAATGTAAATTCATTCGATTTTGATGCCTTCATAATGCCACATGGTGACATTATTGGTGCTGGATTTACTGCAGTTGTTGGTTCTGGCGGAACAATTAGTGCTGTTCAAATTGCAAATCCAGGTGCAGGATATACTGGAAGTCAAATTGACTTGAAGTTCTCTGCACCACTTGAGGTTGGTGTTGGAGTTGGAACAACTGCAACTGCAACAGCATCCATTCAAAATGGACAAGTTTCTTCAGTATCCATCACTAATCCTGGTTTTGGATACACTGACTTTGTTACCATTTCAACTGGTAATGTTGGTATTAATAGTAGTGCAGTTGGAATCAATTCCAACTTTACTACCACTGGAATTACAACTAGAGCAGTAGTTCCAAGTGTTATTGCTCCAATGCCTGCCGTTCAATATGATGAAGTCAAGGAAGTTTCTAATGTTCAGGGATTCAGTGGAATTATTACTGGAATTAAAGAAACTGTAGGTTCTACTGGACATAAAGCAATTCAGTTCTTCTTCAATGCACTTACTGATTATGGTATAAATGGTGAGGCACAAAATGCTTCAGACACCAACGCACTTCAACCTGGATATCCAGTTATGATTTACGGAACTGGTGTTGGTCATGGTGTTGTTTCTGTATATGATAGCAATGATTCAGTTGTTGGTGTTGGAACAACATTCTTAGATAATATCTACATTGTTGACTCTAGAACAACTGGATTCCAGGTTGCTGCAAATGGTGAAATTATTTGTAATGTTCACGGTGCTTCCAATTTAACTGGTATTGGTTCCACTGGTGGATTTAACGATACTCAAATCGGATTTACAACTTCTCTTGGAACTATCTCTTGGGGAAGAATATACAACTTCGATGAGAGAGCTAACCCAATTTCAATCGGTGTTACTGGGTTGACTGTTGATGCTGGTTTATCAACTTTCCCAACTATTCAGAGAAGGGGTAACTTTGGACAAGGTAAGACTGGAGCGGTTCGCGCCATCAAACCACAAAGTGATCCAGATCGCGTGGTTGACAGTGATTTACCATTCTATTCATAACTTTTCAAACCAGATATAAATATATAAAAAAAGATAACAAATGTCCGCGCTTGTTACTGATCAGTTTAGAATCCTGAATGCCAGTAATTTCGTTGAGTCTGTAGAAAACGACGACAACGCATATTACATCACCGTAGGTCTTCCTAACCCAACTATTGTTGGATATGGAAGATCTAACACCTGGACTAATGCGCCTCCAGCACCCATTGACAGCATTTCTAATGTTGCTCATACGGGTGATGTTGTCATGTTTGGTAAGAAGATAACTTCTGCCAACATTAGACGCCTTGCCAGGAAAATTGACTGGGTTGCTGGTACTCGGTATGAAATGTATAGAGATGATTATAGTGTCACAAATAAGGCACCTATCACTAATGCATCTAGATTATATGATGCAAATTACTATGTAATTAACTCTGATTTTAGAGTTTATATTTGCATTGAAAATGGTGCTAGTGGAACAAGAGATTCTGCTACAGGAAAGGGAAATGTTTCCCTAGATGAACCTAAGTTCACCGACTTGGAACCATCCAGAGCAGGTGATAGTGGTGATGGATACATCTGGAAGTATCTCTACACTATTTCTCCAAGTGATATTATTAAATTCGATTCTACTGAATATATAACTGTTCCTAATCAATGGGCAACATCTATTGATTCTCAGATCAGAACAGTCAGAGAGGCAGCGGACTCTGAAGTTAATGAGAATCAAATCAAAACCGTTTATATTGAAAAATCAGGCGAAAACTATGCCAATGGTTTAGGACAAGAATGTGAAATTCTTGGTGACGGAACTGGAGCAAAAGTTAGAGTTGATGTTGTTGGTGGAAAGATTACTGGAACAACTGTAGTATCTGGTGGTAAGGGATATACTTATGGATTGGTTGATTTAGGTAAACTAAACTCCAATACTGGCGCAACTCCAGCAAAACTGGTACCAATCATTCCACCTTCTAGAGGTCATGGTTATGACATCTATAAAGAACTTGGAACTGATAAGGTTCTAGTTTATGGAAGATTTGATGATTCTACAAGAGACTTCCCAGATGATAGTGGAGTCAGTTTTGCTCAGATTCAAATTGTCAAGAATCCAACAAAAGTTGGAACAGACCTTGTTTATGAAGATAATACTTTCAATGGTTTGAATGCTCTCAAACTTAGAAGTGACAATACCCTTACAGGAACTCCAAAGATTGGTGAGAAAATCTCTCAAATTGTTGATTCTGGTAGAGGTAGAGCGTATGGTTATGTTGCATCATTTGATAAGGAAACATTCGTTCTGAAATATTTCCAAGATAGATCGTTGTTCTTTAATCAAACAACACTGGACCAGCAAGATTATACTGGTATTTCTACAAACGGTAGAATTTACTCTTTTGAAAACACAAACAACCCTGCTGTTATTAGAGGTGATATCTCTAACTTCCAAGGTGCAGTAGACACTGGATTCGCTGGTATTACTACAAATCCATCTGGAACCAAGTTAATCAATCTTGGTGTTGATTTCATTAGCGGCGCTGCCGTTCCTGAAATAAATAAAGGTTCAGGGGAAGTTATTTACCTTGATAATAGGGCAAGTATTGCTAGAAACCCTCGCCAAAAAGAAGACTTAAAAATTATACTGGAATTCTAAAAAATGCCACAGCAGAAGACTAATCTCAATGTAAGCCCTTATTATGACGACTTTGAAAAGTTAGATAACTATTATAGAGTTCTCTTCAAGCCTGGGTACCCTGTTCAGGCAAGGGAATTAACTGGTCTTCAGTCAATTCTCCAGAATCAGATAGCATCCTTCGGTGAACATATGTTCAAAGAGGGTTCTATGGTGATTCCTGGAGGAATTACCTGCGATAATGCATTTACTACCATTAAGGTAAATCCGCTGCACCTAGGTATCGATATTACGGTATACCTTGATGCAATGGTCAATGCCAACAATGGTTCCGGAACAAAAGTTAAGGGATTAACTTCTGGCGCAACTGGCACGATTAAGGGATATATTTTACCACCAGATCAAGGTGTTGAGCAAATTACACTCTTTGTCAAGTATGCTGAGGGTGCAGATGATGGAGAAAATACTGTTTTCCAAAACGGAGAAGTCTTAAATCTTTTAGAAAATATTACATATGGCAATACCACCTTAGTTGAAGGTGATACTGCAATTACTCTTGTCAGTGAAGAAGCAACTGCAACAGGATATGCAGTTGGCGTTGCACAAGGTGTATATTTTATCAGAGGAATATTTGTTGATGTTCCAAACTCACAAATCGTTCTCGATCCTTATGATAATGAAGTATCGTACAGAGTCGGTTTTGATATTGTAGAAGAAGTTGTCAATTCAGATCAAGAACCACAACTGAATGACAATGCTAGAGGTTTTACCAACTATGCTGCTCCTGGTGCAGATAGACTTAAAATCAGTGTAAGATTAGCGAAGAAACAACTCACTGATTATGATGATACCAACTTCGTTGAGTTGGTTAAAATTGATGAAGGAAAAATCAAGAAACTTCAGAATAAGAGTGAATATAATTTAATTAAAGACTATTTCGCAAAGAGAACCTTTGAAGAGTCTGGTAACTATGCGGTTGATAGTTTTATTGTTGATACTGCAGAATCCTTAGATAATGAGACTGGAAATGGTGGTCTGTTTAGGGAAGGTGATGTAACCGATGAAGGTAACACACCAACTAAGGATTTGATGGCAGTTACTGTTTCGGCAGGAACTGCGTATGTAAGAGGATATGATGTTGATTTGGTTGGTTCTACTGTAGTTGACGTAGAAAAACCAAGAACAGAGAAGCATATTCCTAGTTCTCTCATAGACTTTTCTCTGGGAAGTCTGATTACTATTAATAATGTTCATGGTGTTCCATATATTAACGTTGGTGAT